ATAAAATTCTCACTCAAAAGTCTGTTTACCAACTCATGGATGGTTTCACCCTCTGACTGCTTTACTTGCGCTGGTTTTACAGAGTTAATTATTTCGAAAGCATTTTTCTTGAAAACATCACTTCCGTTCTTAATTGCATCGTGTAGCATTACGCGGGTTTCCTCTTCTGTATACATTGGGGCTAAACCCAAGCCGTCCACAACCTTTGTGATTGCGGTGTAGTCCAAATTGAAGTAAACGAGATCCTCAAGTTGACGAGCAGCTTTTACTGTTTCGATTTTACTCTTAGCTTCTACGTGCTTCATTTCATACTCGTATTTTACATCTACAGATTTATATAAAGCCTTATTGTTTTCAATTATTGGACAGATATAATGAATATAAAACAATAAATCTTTTTGATGAGGTTCAATCGTGAACCCATCCCCGATCTCTATTCTGCTAGATGCATAACTAATAGTTCCATTAATGTTTGATGGAGCTGAGTTAGTATAAATTAATGTATACTCAGACTCAGTTTCTTTATCATAGAAATTACCTCTTGTTTTTATAGAAGAAGCTCCAGGAGCTTGAATAAACAAACGTGGCTCCGCATCAGGTTGATTTGATGGAACTTTGTATGTTTTGAGCTTGTACTTATCTCGAACTCTAAGTACAACAGGGCGTTTATTTTTAAAAAAATCAGGAAAATCATTTCGTAATTCCTGTTCCGCCCATTCTGGAATGTCTACAGGCGTATTGCTGCTTAAATCAAATAACATATTGTTTTATTTTTTGTTTGTATGAAAACCGGGAGAAGTTTCCTCCTCCCGGTTTTGAATTTACTAAGATTAGGCTGTGAACATACCGTATTTGTTGGCGTTTACAAACTTGTAACCGACTTCCGATACGATGTGAACACCAAGTTCCCAGTTTGGAGTCTTGTTAGACGCCGCACGACCACCCGTCTGCCACATATTCATGAAAGCTCCTGGCTTATGGCACACGCGGATATATTTACCCATGTTACCAATACCGTCATCAACACCTCCATTAGTACTCAATGGAATGAAGAACGCAAGACGCTTCCAGATGTTATCCGCTTGATTAGATGCGTTAGAACCAACACCAAACATAGTTGGATTGTCGAAGATACCCATACGAACAAACGCAAAGTTCTTGTTATTGAACACGAGGTTGTTGAATGAGAATGTCTTGCTCATCAAATCAGCATAAGCACCTTCACCCCAGAAGGTTTTCTCCATCTGAACTTTGTTCACTTGTACGTTAAAGTTCAATGGATTCAAGTTAGCTGCACCAGCCTGACCAATTCCAAACAAGTTTTGTTCGATTCGAGCTTGCATAAAACCACTTGTCCACACCATGTAGTTCTTTACGGAACCATCTTGTGAGGTCAAAGCAGCTTCCATTGCATAGAAGTCATCAACATCAAACGAGGTTCCAGGAGCAGCAGAAACTGAAATAACTGTGCTAGAACCACCGTTTGTTCCAGAACCATTATTCTGAATAGCGTCATACAAACCTTGAGTGGTTTGGAATGAAGCGGTAGATGGCAAGTTGTAGTTAGCTGAACCGGTTGGAACACCTGCGAAGAAGGTGTTTACAAGTGCAACTTGGTGTTCGCGCTGCAAGTAAATGATGTCGCGTGAGTTAGAGTATGGAGTTGCAGTACCATTCTCAAGTTGAGAGTACCACAATTCGTTGTACAATGACTCAGAGCTAGTCACGATATCGTGACGCATTGTCTGCAAGTATGATGTGTGAACATCATCGAACATGAACTTACCAGCCTGTGCTGTTGAGTTTTCAGGAACTGATACACCAACGTAGAACAAAGTTGCATCGTTAGCGATTGTTACGTTACCTACAACTCCACCAGTTACAGGAGGGTTCACAGGTTGAACGGTGATGGTAATAGCATCTGGATCTTTAGCAGTGATTTGATAAAGGATACCAGTTGCTGCATCACGCCAAATTTCGTGAACTGCGCACCAAGAGTAGAAGTTACCAGAACTAGCAGGCAATTCCTGACGGTCGGTAGTCACCAAGAGAATGTCATTAGCTGCACCAGCAGTAAATGTTGCTCCAGTGTCTACTGTCATAGGAACTTCCATACGAGTCAATTCAAACCAACGAACACGTGGGTTCTTCGCGATTTCGCGGTTACCTACTGCGTTCATGATTTGGTTCATCGCATCGAAATACTCATCACCAAAAGGAAGGTACGCTACTGCGTCAAAGTCTTCTTTAATTGCAACCCAGTTGTTCTGGATGCCCCCAAAGGTCATCGCACCCGTTGACAACGGATTGATGGTGGGATTCTGTACAAAAGCCATTTTATTAAACTTTTTTAAGAGTTATTATGATTTTATTGTCTGTGATGGCAATGGAATTCCTCTAGCGATTAGATCTTTTTGCGCTGGAGTTAAATCCTTGCTATCAACAGAATTTTTGCCTGCTCGGTTAACCGTCTTAGGTTGACCATTGTAGACATCGCGTACCACCTTTTTTTCGGTTTGAGCCATAAGTGATTTGGCTATTTGAACTCCTAGATCCCCAGACTGAACCTTATGAATGAGGACCTGGTTCGCTAACCAGTCACGTACCGCTTGTTTACCTTCCTTTGTGGTAGTATCAAAGGCTTGACCTAAATAACCAGCATACTGCGACTTCAAAATCGATTCGACCTCTTCGTTTGAAACTTTTAACGATACCTCATTGTCACCAAACTTGTACGGGACCTCCTTGATTGTTTTGGCGTAAGATTGTACTTCGCCAATTGCCAAGGATTGTCTTTCCGCATAGGTTTTTTCCGCCTGGCTTTTTAATTCTTTTGCAAATGTATATGGATTTTTAACATTTTCAACTTCTTTCTTAAAATTTTGTATTGACTCAACTGCGTCAATAGCGTCTGACTTCATCAATGCGGTGGCATAGTAGTCACCCGCTCCGATGTTGTACTTCTCACGCAACGCTTCCTCAATCGTATCCTTGCCAAGTTGTTTGAACTTAGAAGGGTTCTTAATTGCCTCGTGAATGACAAGCGCTTGGAGTGGATCTTCCATCACCTTCTCTGCGTCAATAGACATAAGGTCTTTAGCAATAGATGGCGTCAAACCCTTCTTGCCAAATGCAACCATTGTCTTGGCCTCATCAATCCCCGCATAGGGATCCTCTGCGTCTTGAAGCAAAGACAAACCCTCTTGGATTTCCTTTTCTTTAACTTCAATCTCAGATAAGCGTGACTTGTAGCTTAATAGTTCCTCAACTCCGGACTTTAACGAATCTTCGTTCTCAAATCCATACGTTGCATACCAAGGTTGGTCCTGTGCGGACTCTTGGTTTTCTACTTGATTTTCTACTTGGTTTTCTGCCTGATCGTTTTGTGGCTCCAAGTTTTCGTTTGTTTCTGTACTCATATTCTACCTGTTATTTCGTTTCCTAGTTCTGACTCAAGCTTTGCCTCAAGTTCAATCGCATCAAGTTCTTGCTTGGCCTTGATTAACTGAATTTGGTAAGCTCCATCGTTCTTCATTTTCTGAATCTGCATCTGCTTCATCAACTCAACATTTGCCTTCTCGCGCTCCAAGTTAATGGCCATCTGAGCCTCCATCATGATGGTCTCTCTTCTAGCCTGCTCTGCTGCCATTGCTGATTGCTGTTGTAGCTGAGCGTTCTGAATCATTGACTGCTGTGCGTACTGCTCTTCGCGTTGACGCGCCTCATTCTCTTCAACCGCCATAAACCAAACGGCCTCATCCACGTCGTCGTTTTTCAACAACTGAGCAATGCGCTCGATGCTAGAAGGGCGGAGCATAACTGATCCATCCTTTGTTGGGATCTGAGACATTTGGATTGCACGTTGAAGAATCATTCCCTTCTCCTTCTCATTTGGAAGTGCGCGGGTGGTGATGGCGAGTTGGTCAAGAGAAAGTCCCTTAACCTCGTCTAATGAATCAATCATGTACTCACCTATCATGTTGCTGTAAAACTCTCTAATCTTCTCATCAAACTCAATATCAATACGAGCCTGGTGAATTATTTTTTCAGCAACCTTCTGCTTGAATATTCTCTCAGATTCGCGGAGTGGCCAGTTTGCATGGTTACCCGCGATGTAGTCCTGCTCCATTACACCAACCAAACGCTCTGCGCTTTGGTCTGGACTTGCAGCCATCGCGTCTGGAATACCCATCAAATCCTTGATCATCATTTGGATATTCGCAATCTGCTGAATCCATTCCGCGCCTTGTGGGCCTAACCCGTTATCCATCTCAGTCACTGGCTGAGAAACGTACTTACCAGATGCTGCGTTGAACTTTGTTGCAACGACCTGGATACCATTCTGACGGTGTACGTGAATCAAATCAAACAAATCATATTCAACTCCACCAATCTTAATGTTAGCAGATTCGCTCACGTCAATTCGATATCCCTTTGGTGCTGCTGCCCATACGGCTGCGCGTAACTTCAATATGGCAAACATCAAGTCATCAAGGAGACCCTTAACGCTACGGGTCGGTGACTGGCCGCCAATTCTATGAACGACATAAGAACTCAATGGCGTGAGTCCCTTCTGCATTTGATTTGGCTTCTTGCGCCACTCGTAGATCATATCCTGACCAGTTCCCGAAATGA